CGTAGTACGAAAACTTTCGATCCTTGACTATTCACTTCACCGGCAGTTACATCTTGAGCCATTCTTGACTTAGTACCACCGCGACCACCAAACATTAATTTATACTTCTTGTGCTTGATAATCATAGGCTCTAGCTTTTCAATTAATAAGATAGTCGCTATCTCATCACTTGGTTGCATGTTACCGATCGTTCCTTTCCATTTCCTTATAATATTAGGAACCAATTCACCATCTATTTTATCTACCCTGTCAACTATTCCATACACTGAGTGTTCCAACATGCCAGCTTGAGCAAGTATCTGAGGCTCTAATAAGTCTAATCGTTTTTTAAGACTCACCGGACAAAGCCTTTTCTAGCTTCTCTATTCTGTCTTTTAAGTCGGTATATTCTTCTATGTCAATCATTGATTTAATGCTACCTACAAACATTTGACCAATATCAGGAGCTATTAATGATTGCATTTTGTAGTTGTGGACTACCTTGTGGCGCTGGTAATCTGAATGGTGGCGTTTTTGCTTCACTATCTTCATTATAAGTACGCACAGCTTTACGGTCGATATTCACGGCTGAATAGTCTTTACCTTCCGCTTGCTTGTCGGTCATCCATATGTCATCTTTACCCGATAAACCTGCATCTTCTGTCATGCCAGATAAAGCGAAGTTAATACCGCGTTGAGCATCCATTAACTTTTTAGTTTTGCCTGAAAATTTAGTCTTGCTGTTATGAATGGCATAGTTACCATAGGCAGGTATTAAAGGGATATAAGTAAATACTGTCTCCTGCTCTTCCTTGAGCCAATCTGAGCCATCAAACCATCTACTGAATACTTTCCACGACTTGCGAGCTCTACGCCTAAGGACTTCCTCACCTGATTGTAATCTAGTATCTAGCGTTGATTTGAATTTGTCGTTATCCTCAAACGTTCCACTGGTCATCTCTACTAAATCAATGTCCATAGGCTTTTTATAATACAACTGACCTACAATAACTGAGTCATCAGAGATTTGATTGTTAGTGTTATCGGTTGTCATAGTGTCGATATTATCAGGGACCGAAACCTTTGAGCCTTTAGGGAATAACTTAAGGTAGTTAGCCATAGGTAATTCTTTAAGCTTAACGCCCCACATTGAATCGCTTTTATCCTGCTTAATACTTGCAACATCAAACCAAACTGATTTATACCAATCACTAACTGGTTCAAATACTAAATCTTGATCGAATGTATTAGCATCTAGAAACTTTTGAACAATCTCGAATCCGTCAATACCACACATCACCATTGTTTCGCCAACGGCTGAGTAGATTTGGTCTGCGTTAGATATGTTTTCAATGTTACGAATTAAACCAGCGTAAGTCTCGGCTGTGTCTTCTGTTGCTCCACCACCAGCAGGACTAACTTGAATTGCAAACTCTGAGTTGGTCATCTCACCAGTGATTTGATCGAGTATAGGAGTGATTTGATCGAACTCACCTAAATATCTGCGAGCCATAGCCTTTTTAATATTATCATCCCACATTGTATCGAGCATAAATGTACGTTGCTCACCTGATGATTCACGCTCGTCTTTCTCTTGCGTTTGTGACTCGACCACCATAGCCAAAACGTTGTTATGTTCTGTAAAATTTAAATCTACCATAGCGTTACAAATTCCTGATTAGATTGCTTTTTGATTTTCTCTATTATACTCGCTTTATCAAATGAAAGCACAGCAGCGTCAAGTATATTAGGTGATGGTATTTTTAATCGACTACCATCAGGCATCATAATGCCCTTTCGTAATTCTTCTTTCGTGTAAAACTTAATCTTATCGCTAGGCTTTAAAGGTAACTTACAAGCTTCTGCTCTCATCTTCTGTAACATTTCAGGTTTAATTGATTCACTACAGAATGATATTAAATCATCAGGGTTGTGATACTTGCCATGTACGACCGCTTCATAAGTTTTATATACCCGTTCAGCGAAATTAGTTATGTTCTGTGCTTTCTTGTTGGCAAATACATCCTTGTTCTTTCTACCTGCTGTTATATTTATATTTGAGTTTTCAGATTGAAAGGTTGCGTTAGGGTGATGAACTTCTGAACTTCCTTTATACATGAAAGTATGAACCTTAGTTCCTTTGAAATTAGTGTTAGCCTGGTCTCGTAGTATTGCACCTAGTCCGTCACCATCCCATCCGAAAGCATCAGTACCAAAGTTCTTAGCCAGTAAACTAGCAGCGTCAAACTTTCTATTGCCATTCTCTGCTTCTATCTCATCTAAACAAGTAAATACTACGCCTTGTCTTTCAATGTAGCCTGCTGGGTCATTACCTACGTCTGACGGGTCAAAGCCTACAACCTTGCCGCCTGTGATATTTCCGCTAACATCCATGCCGAAGCCTTTCTTCTTATGGGCATCAATACAAGCATCAAACCAATCAGATATAATTATAGAACTTTCAACGTCATCATTAAACATACCGCCCCATATGTGAGCAAACCTTGATTTACTCATCCTTCCGTCATTACGTTTTTTAGTGTCTTTCGCTAACTCTTGCCTTAAAGATTCATCATGTTGAAACCACGGATTATCTTCATGGCCTACCTTTATAATTAAATGATACTCATCTTCATAAAAGCCTTTCTTATCTAGTTCGGATTGGTAAGGGATAATAAACTCTGTACTCATGGCATCTTGTGAGCTTTCAGGATTCCATAAATACCATAACTCAGCGTTAGGTGTATCTCTTAAAGTTGGTCCTAATACATCGATAGTGTTTTGTTTAGTCTTGGCGGACTCTTCCATTAAGAATATTTTATAATTAGAAGCGCCTTTCATATCGATAATGTTTTGCATACCGCCAAAGGTAAACTTACCGCCTGTTTTGTGTCTTATTTCCCAATGTGAAGGAACAGATCGAAACCCTGCGAGCGATAAGTCTTTTATGCTTTTTTCTATTCCTGCGTAGATTGATTCTTTTAATGCTTTCATCCTCTCACGTAGTACGAAAACTTTCGATCCTTGACTATTCACTTCACCGGCAGTTACATCTTGAGCCATTCTTGACTTAGTACCACCGCGACCACCAAACATTAATTTATACTTCTTGTGCTTGATAATCATAGGCTCTAGCTTTTCAATT